CAAGGTGTACACACAACAGATTTCCACCATTATGGTGTTCATCACGGGTGTTTTGGGTGGTGTTGCTGGTCGTTCTGGTGTCAAAGCAATAGCTACTGCAACATCAAAAGCTGAAGTTGTTGACAATGATGAGCCGCCTAAGCCATGAGTCTGTTTAATCCTTGGGTGCTACTTGGCATTCTCATAGCCATTGGATCATCCTTTGCTGGTGGTTTTGCCAAAGGTAAGCATGACGAAAATGTGCGCCAGCAAGTTGAGATTGCGGCTTTGAATGCCAAGGCACGGGAAACTGAACAGAATATGGCAAAGGTTGCCAACACTTATGCAGATACTTTAAGGAAGTCCCAAAATGTTGCAAAGTCTAAAGAAACTAAGCTACGGGCTGATATTGCCACTGGCAATTTGCGCCTGTCAATCCCCACCCAAAGTAGCACCGTATGCCCCTCCACAACTGCCGCCTCTGCCTCTGGAAGTGACAGCGGAGAAGCACGAACCGAACTTAGTGGATCGACTGATGTCGCTGCCGATCTTCTCCAGATCGCAGTTGACGGAGATGCCGCCATCCGCAAGCTCAACACCTGTATCCAATCCTACGAAACCTTAAGGAACATGAAATGAATCTCTCAGCCAACTTCACCCTCAAAGAACTGACAAAGTCCGACACTGCCACTCGTTTAGGTATTGACAACACGCCTGATGAGGCCGTCATTGAAAGCCTGAGATTGCTCTGCGAAAACATCTTGCAACCTGTGCGTGACCACTTTGGTAAGCCTGTGAAAATTTCATCTGGTTACCGTAGCCCTGAGTTAAATTCAAGCCCCGCAGTAGGTGGATCAAAGACCTCAGACCATTGCAAGGGTCAAGCAGTTGACTTTGAAATTGATGGTGTACCCAATCCTGAGTTGGCAGAGTGGATAGAAAGCAATCTCAAGTACAGCCAATTGATCTTAGAATTCTATACCCAAGGTCAGCCAAACTCAGGGTGGGTTCATGCCTCGTTTAATCCTGAGAGTCTTAAAGGTCAGTCACTCACAGCCGTCAAGGTTGCGGGGAAGACTACTTATCTGAATGGACTACAGGCTTAATCTGAGTCTTGCAAAAGTGCTTGTGGATGAGGTGTTCATGCAAGATCACCTCTCCACACTTCTGGCATAACCAAGCAACTCCCTCATCTACCTGAGTCTGGCGGTCACCTTTTAGACCCCGTTGCTTACCGTAAAAAGTACGGATTTTTACGATCGCTTTTTCGTATTCTGTCCACTGCTCTTGCGTCCATGTGCTGTTTATGACTTTGGCGGCTACAAGGTTGGCAAAGGTTCTAAGAAAAGGTGTTAATTCATGGTCTTCTTGAACTGATGGGCTGTATGCCTCTCTGTCTTTAACAAAAAATCCAGATTGTTTAGCCATATCAATGATTTCATCTTGGGTCATTTTTTCATGTTCCTTACAAAAACTGCAAAACTGTCTGTTGTATCTGGCGGGAATGCCGCCTTGAACCTCGTCTGAATCTCTGTTGCCACTTCCTCAATCACAATATTGCGATACGGGTTCAATGACTCAGCATCAATTAGTTTGAGTTCCTCAATTTGTCGTTTGCGGTTTAGTGAGTTGGTCACTGGTTTTCCTTTTTGTTGTTTCTTTGAATCTTCCTGCCTTACGGAAAATGGTCAGCATAGACTTGTATGGGACATTGAATCTGTTAGCAATCTCTAACTTGGTGAACCCCTGATCCTGCAAGCTAAACGCTCTACGCTCGTCAATGTTGGGTAGTTTTCTACCAGACCCTACTCTCGCACCGCCTTTCATTTGCGTCCCCTGTATGTGAACACCAATGCTCTTTTGATGTTTGAGTCTGTACATTTGTAAATCTTTTTATCCATTGTCTTAGCCCATTTGCACAATGGACACTTCACTCTTTTTCTGTCTTTTTTAGTAGATACAAAACAAATGCTACGCATACGGCTATCCCCAATGCGAATGCTAATGTCGCTATCAGAACGAAATTTATCATTGTTTCTAACATGAATTGTCTCCCTTGAATCGAAGTAAAAGAGTGAGCCAGCACAAAGCAAAACTAGGATGACTTTGAGCCAGTGCTTCACTTAGCGGCTGCTGCAATCAGTTCTAACTCAGCGTCCTTAAGTTGGCCTTTGAGAATATCGACTTCCTCTTCTAGTCTCAAAATCTTATTCTCTAGCCTTTTGCGGCTCATAGTTTCCGCATGAATCCAACCCAACAAGGATGCCTCATCAGCTACCTTTTCAATCAGTTGGATGATGTCGTTACGGGTCATGAACCCGCCAGCAATGTCCTTGGTGGGGGCAATCTTGGTAACCAGTTCTTTTAGTTCTTTATGCAGACTCATGCTGTTTCTCCTTGTGGGTAGGTATTCCATGCTGATTGCAAGGCTGTGAAGTTCATGGGTGCGATGGTGACGGTGGACAGGAACAAGCCCTTACCATGCGTTCTACGACCCCAATCGTCTGTTGCCTTGGTGTTCTTGAGTTCACCTCTTTTAACAGCGTTGTAGACGCTATGAGGCTTGAATTCAGCCTCTTCCAGTTCTTCCATTGAACGAGGTTCTTGGCAGAAGTCTTGTAGGGGTGTCATGCTTCCCTCGCTTTCATCATTGCGTCTGCCATTTCATAAGCAAAACCCGCCCAATCGGAATACAAACCGACTTCACCTCTTGTTGCACATCCAGTGATTGACGCTTGCATAGCCTGTGCCGCAAAGTAGTCACGTAAAGTCATGCCCTGAAATGCCGCCGCATGACCGCCGCCTGTTTCTGGGAATACTGGAAATGCTGGTGGGTTGTTCATTTCACCAACTCCTTTGCAATCTCAATCAGGAAAGGGATAGACAGGATCAAGCCGATTACTGTGGCCTGAAAGGTTTGTTTAAGCGTCATCATCATTCTCCTCACAGAGTTCACAGGTTGGGTGGTCAGGGTCACGGCAATCGGGGTGGTTGAGCAACTGGTTGTTGTAGCGTCTGAGGTACATGGCTTCAAGCCGTATCTCGTTTGCTTCTGATTCTTCAATTGGGTACATGGTTGTCCTTAAAGTTGGGGGACGATGCCCCCTTGGGTTGGTTAGTTAACGACTCTCAGAACACCAGTGTGACCAGTGCCTTTTAAAAACTCGACCATTTCGGCAAGCAGTTCCTTTTTGGAATTTGCAGAGAACTCAATGGGTGTATCTGCGAGATCGACAATATTGGTGCGGATATTGATACCCTCAATCTCGCCAAGAAAATACTCGCCAGAGTAGCAGTCATCTTTTTCGTACACATATGCTTTGTAAATTTTTGTCATTTCAATTCTCCTTTTAGGTTGAAAGATGGGGCTTGCGCCCCTTGGGTTTACTTAACGCAATCTTTGCAGTTGCAAGGAACTACAAAATCTTTGATGTCATCTTTGATTTCTTTGATGGTGTCGTATGCCCTAACGTGTTCAATAGCACAAGGGTCATGGTCAAACCTAAATCCATTAGGGAGGTTTAGGATGTAAACATCTGGTTCGTCAGTGTCTACATCTCTTGCAAAGTTCAATTTGTATTTCATCTTCAATTCTCCTATTCGGGTTGCTGATGGATGAATCATACCACAGTTAACTACCTTGTCAACTCCCCTTTAACTAATCCCCCACAATTAACTCAACTATTAAATCACAAAGGGCTTGACCAATCAATTAAAAGTCTTTAGACTCCTCCCCACTATGAACACACAAACTATGCAAACCATTGAAAACATTAAGGAAAAGGCTGAAGTGGCTGGCTACACCATCACCGATGTTGCTCGTCATGCTGGCTTTCACCCTGCCCAAGTCTCCAGATATGCCACAGGTAAAACCATACCACTTGTCACCACCATCAGGCGGCTAGATGAGTCGGTAGATTCCCTGATTCAGAGCCGTTTTAAGGCTATCAGAGGGCTGTTAAATGACTAGGCGCACCATTGGTATTGATTGCGGTCTAAACGGTGCTATCGCCCTTGTGGTCGATGGTGAACTGGTAAGGGTTGAGGATATGCCCACAGTGACATTGACCAGAAACGGCAAGAACAAGCGTCAGGTGTCAGTGCCTGAGTTGGTTGACATCATCAAAGACTTTGACCCTACTGAGGCTTATGTAGAAAAGGTCTTTGCTATGAGTGGGCAAGGTGTTACCAGTGTCTTTAGCCTAGCTAGAAGCCTTGGTGTTGTAGAGGGTGTGCTTACAGCCCTACAGATCAAGACCACCATGATGACCCCTCAGACTTGGATTAAATCTATGGCTGTTATCGGTGGTAAGGATGGGTCAAGAGCAAGGGCTATGGAGTTGTTTCCTGAACATCTCGCACTGTTCAAGAGGGTCAAGGATGATGGGCGTAGTGATGCCAGTTTGATTGCACTTTGGGGGTATAGAAATGGAAGATAAAGAACGTCAAGCAATGCGAGATCACATTGTATGGCTTGCTGGTGAACTTGAACAAGAACGTAGGCAGAACCAGCACACTGTTGTGTTTTTGAAGCGTTTGCTTGACCCCGAAGACTTGGGTCATGCAGTATCAAACGAAACCAGAAAACTAGCCTACCAATTACTCATTGAAAATCATCACATTGAAAGATCATCATGGCAATCAAACAATTAAACCTCAGAGCATCTGCATCAGCCCGTTGGATTGCCTGTCCCGCCTCTGCCAGACTCTCAAGTCTCATGCCTTACGTTGAGGGTGGCGATGCGGCGAAGATAGGAACTGCAATTCATGCCTTGGCAGAGCATTGCTTTAAACGTGATTTAGACCCGATGAAGTTTGAGGGCAAAGTTTATGAAAACATCATGATGACTGAGGAGAACTGCGAGTTTGCATTTCAGCACCTTAAAGCTATTTGGGCTATTGAAGATGAGTTGGGTCAGGGTTGCGTTAGCGTTGAAAAGTTCCTACCCTACGCTGAACTCAAGGCATACAAATGCGGTGGTACTGCTGACGTTATAGGTATCAGTAAAGAGAAACGCAAGCTCATTATTGCAGACCTAAAAACTGGAAGAGGTTATGTTGATGCAGAGTCAGATCAACTTAAGCTATACAGTTTGGCAGCTATGGAAGATGGCAACCTGTATCAAGACATTGACAAGGTAGAACTCTGGATCATCCAACCCCACCACGGTGAGAACCGTGTCTTTGAGATGACGACTCAGGAACTCGTAGATTGGGAGCATTACGTCCTAATCCCCGCCATTGAGAATGCCCTGAACCCTGCATTCCAACCTGTACCCTCAGACTCTGCCTGTCAATACTGTCCCGCTAAAACAATCTGTCCTGCACAAGCAAATATTGTTGAGACTGTAGCTACAGCACCAGTTGTCGAGATGCTCACAGAGGAGCAAATCAGCGTCTTGCTGACAAAGTTTGATATGGTTGAGGACTACATCAAGGCAGTACGAGATCATGCCCTCAAACGCATGGAATCAGGTGCTGTGATTGATGGATGGCAGCTTGCACCTAAGAGAGCCTTACGCTCTTGGACTAAAGAATCTGAAGTAGTCCCCGCACTCCTTGGCCTTGGCCTCAATATTGAACAGGTCGTAAAGCAGGAGGTCATCACTCCAGCGGCAGCAGAGAAACTGTTACCGAAAGACCGTAAAGGTTTAATTGATACGTTAACTTCTCGTATATCTTCAGGATTGACCCTTGCCAGAGACAAAGGTTTGAGTCAATAATCCCAACCCCAATCCCCCATCCGTGACATCTGTCACATTTTTAAAACTTTTAAAAGGAAACATCAAATGAACTTAAATCTTTCTGGCGGCGGCGGCTCAGGTAACTACATCCGCTTCAGCCCACAACTCAATGCTTGGTCAAACCAAGACGGTGAATTCACCTTAGAGAAGTTTGTCTTTGACTACGAGAACTTGCAAACAGGCTGGATGCTCATTGCAACTGGTATGTTTGAATTTATTCCTGATGACTCACTTGGTCGTAAAGGCGCACAACCATCGCCAGAGCATAAGCGTGGCTTCAAAGCAATTTTCTATAACAAGTCGATGCTAGTGGCGGAATTTAGTGCTAACGGTGCAGGGGCTAACATGGGCATTGAATCACTGTATAAGCAAGTTTCTGCACAAGCTGCTGCTAATGCGGGTAAGTTACCTGTAGTCGAGTACACAGGTTCACGCCCCGAAAAGGTTGGTAAAGGTAGCACCCGTGTACCTGAGTTCAACGTCACGGGTTGGGTAGCTAGGCCAGCAGCATTGTCAGATGACAACTCAGGCGGCTTTGATCCCGAAATCTCAGCACCTGTTCCCGCTAAACCAGCACCTAGCCCTGTCAAGGCTAAGCCAGCACCTACACCAGTAGATGATGATGAGATGTTTAGCTAAAAACTGAACTAACCAGCACCAGAGTTTTCGGGGGAGAACTCTGGTTTTTTTGTCCCCTGAATAAAGATACCAAATGTCAGCACAAGAAATAGCGTCCATATTGGGTAACGCAAAGAAAGTAGGCAACGGTTACCTAGCATCATGCCCCGTACCCGATCACGGTCAAGGTAAGGGAGATAAGCATCCATCCCTGTCCATCACCGAATCAACTGACGGGAATTACCTCTTTAAATGTCACGGTGGCTGCGATCAGCACACAGTGTTCAGCACCATCAAGGATATGGGAATACTGCCAACCCTACCAGACAGACCTGAATACCTGTCCAGCATAAAGCCGATACCTACCAGTTCACAGGCCACAAACCCTATAGCCATGACACTTGAACATGAATGGCATTATGTTGACGAGGATGGCATCTCACTCTTCCTCAAGCAACGCTACAAGACTAATGACATCAAGGGAAAGACATATAAGACTCTGAGAGTCATGCCTGATGGAAGCAGAGTAGGCAAGCTAGGAGATTGCCGCATCATCCCTTACCGACTCCCCGAACTGCGACAAGCAATTGCCGATGGCAGGGTCATATATATAACTGAGGGTGAGAAAGCGGCAGATAGCTTATGCAGCCTTGGGGTAGTGGCTACCACCTCACACGCTGGTGCTGGTGGTTGGAATCCAGACCTGAACCAGTACTTTGCTGGCGCAAATGTAGTGATAGTCCCCGACAATGATGCCGCTGGATGGGGTTATGCCCACAAGATTGTTGAGTCCTTACTTGGATCAGGCAGCACAAAAAGCATAAGAGTCTTGGATTTACCCCTCACCCACCCCAAAGAAGATGCTTACGAGTGGGTCACACAGTATGAAGGTGACAGGCAGAATCTCGCTCTGATGGCTAGAGCCTGTCCAGTTGTGACCTCATTAGCCGATATTCAGACTCCGCAAAGGTTACAAGAGTTATCTCAAGAACAGATAAACCACAGTAACCTTGATATAAAAGAACAGAAGCCTCGACTACTGGTCGAGTCTTGGGACTCAATCAAGGATGAGCCAGTTGAGTGGCTCGTGCAGTCAATTGTCCCGAAGAAAGCATTTGTAGCTCTCTACGCACCTCCAGCAAGTTACAAGTCATTCATCTCCCTCGACCTAGCTGAAGCAATAGCAACAGGACGGGATTGGATGGGTTACAAAATACCCAAGAAAGGCGCAGTCTTATATATATGTGGTGAGGGTCACGGCGGTATGGGCGCAAGGGTTAAGGCTTGCAAGATACAAAACAGCAGTCCAGATGGCGCAAACCTCTACATAATTAGAGCGCAATTGAACCTCAGATCAAGCCCTGAAGACTTTACAGAGTTACTCAATGCCATTAATGACCTGATAGCTGAGATAGGTGAACCTTTAGAGATCATCATCCTCGACACCTTGATGCGTATGTCTGGCGGTGGATTTAACGAGAACAGTTCTGAAGACATGGGTGCATTCATCACCCAAGCAGGGAAACTCCAAGAACTCTTTGAATGTGCCTTGATGGTAATTCACCATAGCGGTAAAGACGTAACCAAAGGACTCAGAGGTCACTCCTCCCTACTAGGTGCTGTGGATACTGAACTTGAGATACAAAGGCAGGATTCAGTCATCAATTCAGCAGATCCTAGCGTTATAGGTAACGCAATCTTGACCGTTAGCAAACAAAAAGACGGTGCAGACTCCATCCAGATCGGCATTGAAATCGTGCTGGTGGAGATCGGAACATCAGACTTGGGCTTTGAAATTACCACCTCATTAGCCATCAGGCACAACCCCGACATCGCAAATGACAAGCCTAAAGGGTCTAAAAACAACTCAGGTAGCGGCAACAATCAGCGGATTGAGATGGATTCGTTAATGAAAGTGATTAAGTCTAAAGGAACATATAGTGAAGTAGATGGTACTAGTAGGTATGGAGTGAGTTTGGACGATTGGAGAGCCGAATTCTGGTCTATGAAAGGGTGTACTGAGGATGATAGGGTATCTTTTCGCAAGGCTTGGGTTAGGGCAAGGGAACGATTGGTAGCCGTTAATAAGATCACGATTGGGTCAAATTGGGTCTGGTTGAAGACAACCTCAGAATCTTACTAAGGTGGGACAAAGTGGACAAAGTTGTATATATATACAGTGACATATTAGGGTTTACCAGCGGGACAAACCTAAAAATGAACTTTGTCCCATGTGGCAATTTGCTTAATTTTTAGGCAGTTGCTTAAAAATTGTGCATGATTTGATGTAATGTATAGAAAATGGGAGTTTTTATATGTATGTTTATCCAGTGACAAACGAGACAAAGTGGGACAAAGTCCCAAATGTCCCACTTGAGGAGATGGGGACAAACCACCCCTTGTCTATAACAAGGGGTTTGTCTCCTGTCACTTTGTCTCTTTGTCGCTTTGTTTAAGGAAATTGAAAATGGTTAAATCACGGTCAAGAAAAGATGTTCCTAAAGTTGAGATTAAAAGGTATGAGCCAACAACTTGGGATATTCAAGCCAGTGCGGTTTTGGTTGAACTGGAGTCAAGGAAAGAGAAACATCACCAGAAATGGGGTTGCGAGAGATTGATAACTTTAGTTGACAGTGAGTTTAGGGAGAGGTTTTGGGGTCAGATGGCTAGGGTTTGGGATGCCATTGATCACAAAGACATTGAACGGCTGCGTAAAGCAATTACAGGGATGATTAAAGGTTATGACCATCTGGAGAAATGGGGTGAAGATAATGAGATCAACCCAAGCCCAACAAATATCAGATTCGTTGAATGGAAAACTCAATCAGGTCATATCATGGCAGTTACAGAAACGATAAACGATTGCCTTGATTTGCAAAAGCTACGCAAAGACCTAACCATCTGGACTCTGGAAGAGTTTGAGGTAATCATCAACGATCCAGCAATCCAGTTCATCATCAAGGCTAAAGCCTTTGACCCAACCGCACAGGTCAAGAGGTTCAAGGCTGGTGATGACTTTGGCAAAGGCTCAGGCTTTGACGATATGGTCGATGACCTTGAACCCGTCTACGGTGGTGGTGATGCCCCGAAGATGTTTAACCTTCCGCCGAAGAAGAAGTAATGGCTAGACGTAATGGTAGACCGCCAAGCGTTAATTCTCGCTGGTTCTACCGTGAATTGACCATGCCAGACAAGCTAATCCTAGCTTGTGCTGGTGATGGCAATATCTCTGATGGGTTTAGGAATGTCTTGGATACCTATCAAATCCTCTGGAATTGTGGATACCGTCCTGAGATGGATTTGCATGATTTCTTAGGGGTAGATAAGGAAAGCCTAGAAAAGCCTCTTGTAAGCGGTTCTAAGGCGAATTAGAGGCATTACCGTAGCAAAGATTAGCGTGGCTTTACGAGAAACTAGAAGTGCATAAAGAATGCCATTGTCATAACTAAAAGTCCTTATGACTTAAAGTAGTCAAGTCCCCCAATAATGCACCATCCGCCTCTTTCCCTTTCCGCCTCCACCAGCCAGAATCCGCCGATCAGAAAAGTTATCCACAGGTTATCCACAGATCGGCATTGAAGTTATCCACATTTGCACAGTCTGGTTGCAGTTTGCATCTCAGAATGCCCCGATCATTAATACTTTCTATGATTTTGAGTTAACATAATGGACATTGTATTAAATGGATTTTGTCAGCAGATTGTAAGCGTTTAAAAAAACTCTAGCAAAATCAACAACTTACAGAAGTTATCCACACTATCCACAGTTGCCTGTGGATAACTCGCATCTGGCAATTTGCCTGTGGATAACTTTCGATGGGGGGAGGGGGTGGTCGGCTGCTTGTCAAATTTACAGGTACATCCGCCCCACCGAAAAAGCGAAAAGTCGAAAAAGGGGCGAAGCCCCCACTCCCCGCTACGAAAAAAAAGACTATTGACCTCTTATTTGCTATAGTACTAACCTATCACGCCCACAACGCACAAGGATAATCGTGAAGATAGAACAGATTGACGGCATCCAAGATGAGCCACAGGCACAGCTAGAGAAGAAGAAAGCTGGCAGACCTAAAGGTATTTATGGTTTAAAGCGTCAGATACAGGAGTACGCAAGGAATCCTGAACTTGCGTTGCCCAAGACTGACAGCCAGAGGATCAAGGACTTGAAGGATATGCTTATCAGGTCGAGTGGTAAGGATGTCGTGCAAAAGATGATTGACATTGCAATGAACGACAACCACCCCGCACAGATGACGGCTATCAAGATGTGCGTGGACAGGACACTTCCTATATCCATGTTTGACAAGGATAAAGGCCAGAGGAGTGCGGTCACGATCAACATTACGGGGATTGGCGCACCAGCGGCGAGTACTACGGTGATTGAGCCAGAGCCAGATGACATACAGGATGTAGAGGCTAAGAATGGCTGACCTGAACTTTGCGCTATTGCCTTGGCAACAGGAAGTTTATGCCGACAAGACGAGGTTCAAGGTTGTCGTAGCTGGACGGCGGTGCGGTAAGTCTAGGTTAGCGGTAACAACTCTACTGATTGAGGGGTTGAGTTGCCCCGCTGGTAGTGCGGTGCTGTATGTTGCGCCTACTCAGGGTCAGGCTAGGCAGATCATTTGGGATGTATTGCTGGACATTGGCAGGGATATCATTCAGTCTAGCCATGTAAACAACATGGAAGTGACCTTGATTAACGGGGCAAAGATATATGTGAGGGGAAGTGACAGGCCAGATACCTTACGGGGAGTGAGTCTGACCTACGCTGTACTAGACGAGGTAGCTGACATTAAGCCTGAGACTTGGGAACAGGTAATTAGGGCAAGTTTGAGTGATAAAAAGGGTAGGTGCATGATGATCGGCACACCCCGTGGAAGAAATTGGTTCTACGATTTGTACAACTTGGGGCAGGATGGTAGTGATCCTGATTGGAAGTCGTGGCACTTCACTACCAAAGACAACCCGTTGATTGATCCGACAGAGATTGAAAGTGCGAAGAAAACCCTATCTAGCTTTGCTTTCAAGCAAGAGTATATGGCGAGCTTTGACAATGCTGGCTCAGATGTGTTCAAGGAGGAGTGGCTGAAGTATGGGGAGATACCTGAACAGGGTTCATACTTTATAGCGGTGGACTTGGCGGGGTTTGAGGAGGTGGCTAAACAGGCCGCCAACTCCAAGAAGCGTTTAGACCAGAGTGCCATTGCGGTGGTGAAGGTAACTGATGATGGCAAGTGGTATGTTGAGAAGATTGAGTATGGGCGGTGGGACATCCGCACCACTGCTGCTAACATCTTGCTGGCGATAAGGGAGTACAAACCCTTATCCATTGGGATTGAGCGTGGGGCGTTAAAGAATGCGGTACTTCCCTATTTGTCTGATTTAATGCGAAAATCGAACATATATGCTCATATTGTGGACTTGACGCATGGGAATCGCAAGAAGTCAGACCGCATCATTTGGGCATTGCAAGGACGCTTTGAGCATGGCAGAATCGTGCTTAACAAGGAAGAGGATTGGTCTGAGTTCGTTGACCAGTTGCTTATGTACCCAAGTCAGGGGGTGCATGATGATCTTCCTGATGCGTTAAGTTATATAGATCAGTTGTCTATAACCTCATATTTTGAGGCAGATGATGAAGACGAGTGGACACCCGTGGACATTATTTCTGGAGTATAGATGGCTGTTGAAGACGCATTAGACATATTTGGTAGTGACCCTTTTGGGCGTGACTATTTGTATGGCTTAGGCGATATGGGTAATCGTCAGGGATTAGCACCTTATGGTTTTCGGTATGCGGAGAATTTAAGCCAGCCCACAACAACTAAGAAGAGTGGTTACCTTGGCGATGTTGGTGGTTACGTTGGTGATATTGGTGAACCAAGAAGCGTAATGTCGGAATTATCTGCCTCTTCAGAGATTGGTGGCAGGACAGTTCAGTATCCTTTGATTGTGCCGACACTGACGGCTCAAGAGTTAAACCTGTTGCGTTCTGGCGGTGAGCCTACACAAGAGATATACAACAAGGCACAGAGTTGGGCGGTGAGTCGGCTACAGCAAGGTCAAGACCCGTTTGCCACTCCTGTAAGTTTGAGGTATCCGCAGCCACAGGGGTTTAACTCTGCACCTAGTATAGATATGGTTCAGGAGTCACCTCAAAGTTCTGGTCTTTTAGGTGGAGTTCTACCCTATATCTACTCTAGAGCAGATGCGTTGAAGCGCACTCTAGGGGATGTTGTCTCCAATCCTATGGCATCCACTGAGCAAGCTGTTAACAATGCCAATGATCGTGCCAGATACCTTAACCAGTTAAATGCACAGGTTGCGTCCCAAGGCGTAAAAGGCTTAATGAGTCCTCAAGGACAAGAGTTAGCTAGACTATATGCAGATGCTTATAACCCTGTGGGTATATTTATTGGCTCAAAGTCCAAAACTTGGAATAAAGCTAATGCCGACAAGTTCTTAAAGTTAGAAGAATCTGGTGTTGCCCCTGTAGATATTTGGAAGCAGACAGGGACATTTAGAAGTCCTGACGGTAAGTTAAGGCAAGAGATTAACGATGCTTCTGCTGTTGCAAGATATGATCCGCCATCAGATCAAATTGCAAAAGAACTTGATTTGACTGCTCAATTATCTTATGGCAAGCCATATCAAGACTTGGATAGGGCTACAAAGAATAAAATTCAAAAGGAAGTCAATGACTTTCAATCTTCATTGAATCAAAATTTAACTCATCAAGATTTATATTATGCTTATCCAGAGTTAGCGAATATTGAATCAACGGCTAAATTTTCAAATATTCCAAGGGGTAGATTCGAACAGACCAAAGTTTCTAGCATTGGTGCTGGTAATGTGCCAGTTAATGAAAGAATTGTTGGGGAAAGAATGACATCACAAGCCCCAACCGAAGAAGAATTGAAAAGTGTTTTACTACACGAAACCCAACACATAATTCAAAATAGAGAGAATTTTGCTAGGGGTGGTGATTACAACTCAAGAATTGGAAATATTGAAGCAGAACAAATGGCTCAGAAGTACATGGATACATTCTGGCCTATTGAAGAGAAAAAAGGCAGAAATTTCGTAGATGTTTGGGATGATGCAATGCGTTGGGTACATAGTCCTAGCGGTGGTCAATTTGAACGCTATCGAAATATGGCTGGTGAGGCAGAGTCAAGAGCCGTACAAAGTCGCATGAACATGACTCCAGAACAAAGATTAGAAACATACCCAATACAATCCTATGATGTCCCTGTAAATCAACTGATTTACGCAGACCCATTTGGCAATCCATTAAGGTAACACTATGGCAACAAATAAAGAAGTCAAATTAGAACAAAACGAATTTTATGAGCCTACTGAGGCTGATAAAGAATTAACCGCCTTTGTTGTTGACCATTGCACCAAGTGGCGTGACTACAGAGATACCAACTTCCTCCCTGATTGGCTGGAATACGAGCGTATTTTCCGTGGTCAATGGGCATCTGAAGACAAAACCCGTGAGTCAGAACGCAGCCGAATCGTAACTCCTGCTACTCAACAAGCTGTAGAGACTCGTCACGCTGAAATCATGGAAGCTATCTTTGGTCAGGGGGACTTCTTTGATATTGAAGACAATATCCAAGATGTAAATGGTAATCCTATTGATGTTGAGATGATTAAGAATCAACTCACTGAGGATTTCAAGAAGGACAAAATCAGAAAAGCTATCGACCAGATTGAATTGATGGCTGAAATCTATGGCACAGGTATAGGCGAGATTGTTGTCAAGACTGAAAAAGAGTATGTCCCCTCAACTCAGCTTATTCCTAATCAGCAAGGTCAGGCGGCTATTGGCGTGATGGAACGAGACAGAATTTCTGTCAAGATCATGCCAATCAATCCTAAGAACTTCTTGTTTGACCCTAACGGTACAAGTATTGATGACTGTATGGGCGTGGCTATTGAAAAATATGTCTCTATTCACAAGGTTGTACAAGGTATTGAAAGTGGTATCTATCGTAAGGTAGACATTGGTACTTCTGGTGAAGATACTG